TTTCGGAAATTTGGGCATCAGACAATGAGCGTAAATCAATTCCGTAGCTCTTGCCCATTTCCTGCCGAAGATCGATTGCCGCTTTCAAGCGAGTTTTCAGCCAACCGGTAATATCTAAATCGTTTATGCAGTACAATCGAATGGTTTGCTTCTGCTGTTCGTCAAGATATGAATTAACCGCGTATGGTAAGTCTTGCAACGTTTCAACGTGCATTCGAGCACCGTAATGCTTCAATGAGCAAAAGCTAGCGGCTGACGGTGCAATTTCTTGCAAGTCGATATCATTAGTTTCGTATACGTGAAACTTGTATTTGCGTTCGCATTTACCGATCGGCGTTTGTTCTCGGATTATTTCATTCGATAGATTTAGTAATGATTCGTTATGCAAACCGGCTAACGATGCCCACAGCATGGGCAAATCGTAGCCTTTGGAATTGAATCCGACCAAAAGCATACTCTCCGCAATCCATCGCAACTTGTCTTTATTGAGTTGTTCGTGCTCGGACAATTCAAAAAGCACAACCCGACCACTTTCGTAAGACTTGAACGCGACTAGAAAAAAGTTGCAAAAGCATTCAATATCGAAAAGAAAAGCGTTGCCGCGCTCGGCAATGAGTTGTTCGTCAGTGAAAAATTCAATCGGGTTGTGTATCGCTTGCGGCGGCTTGTATTTCTCTTGAACTATCATGTTAATAATACTGTCCAAGGGAATAGCAAAGGATTTTGCGAAGATAAACAAATTGGTTGCATTGAACGACCCATTAGCATAACCCAAACTCTACCAGTATCTTTGATATGTTCAAGTTGTTCGGCTGTTGGCTTCCAGCATGTTACGATAGCAGGTAGGCCATTATAAGTTATTTGCGCCGCTATGAGCGAATAGACTTCAGCTTCGCTCATACCTGCCGGTGGACCAAATACCGCATTCGCGCCGTCGAAACCTGATGGAAGTAAAAACGATTCTTCGGCTTGTTCTGCAAATATTTCGTTTGCCTTTTCCGCTTCAATGTTGTTTATTTTGCCAATCATCGCGTCTATGCAAGCTTCCATTACTTCGCTCGCGTGTCGGTTTTGCAATTTTGTAGCAATATCGACTAATTTTTGAAATGCTTTATCGCTCAATTCAACGGCTTGTGTCATTATGTTGTTTTATGCTTAAACGAGTTGCTGTAATTGCGTCAATTGCCTCTTTCAAATCTTGATCGATATCGCCTTTGCCTCGAATACCGGCACAAGCGAGTTTCTTGATTGCGTGTGCTAGTCCAGGTTCGACTACCTTGAACGCGATAAGGAATCGGTAAATATCGATAACGGTTTTGGTGCCGTCCAAACCAACGATTTCGCGATGGTATTTGTTGCCGGTGAATTCGGCGTCTTGGTGTGCTTTGGCGTTAGCTAAAGCTTGATCGATGCTAAGTTGTTCTACGGAATGTGCCCTTTGTAATTCAAGGCATACTTGACAAATGTATTAACCAGTTAATGTAAGATCGGGCAAGGCGTCATTAGTACAATATTTACATTTCAAAATAGAAACTCCACAATTTGAGGATATTTTTCGCTAATATCAACTTTGATTTGTTTAGCTGTTCGGCATTCTCTGAATCTATCGTATGCCTCTTGGGTAGTGGCTGGTATATCGTCGCCGTGATGTTGTCGAAACCATTCGTGTGCATGATGCTTGGCTAGGCCGCTAGTAGACTCAAACGACAACCAAACATTATACATATTCAATCCGCTAAAGTACATCAGTTTTAGCGAATTTGGCTTACCAATCTTTTTGTGAATGCTTGGTATTACGCTAGTTATTGGCACAATTATAAAGTTTGGATCATCACGGCGAATAATGTCAGCCGTTGAAGCGCTCGATTTAATCTTTGTTTTAAATATAAATTCATGCCCACAGGTAACGTCACAACAGAATCGAGCGGTCGTATGGTTGTACGCTCCACACTGTGGGCACAACTTGACCGGTATTTCGCCTGTTCGCTTGCCCTTGCGTTTTGGTATTTGGGGATCGTTGATTGGTCCCAGTCGATTTGTATTACCTGCAAAATCCAAAACGATGCAATTCGTCTTGCCGCCCATTTCAATAGCGGTTTTGCGATGCTCGATATAGGCTAATTGATCGAAATTGAATGATGGGTGGTAAACGGGACGGGTGCCTCTGCCGTACTTTTGAACGTGCAAAACTATGCTTGTGGTTGGTCGCAAGTCAACAATACAATCTACTTCTGGATGATCGAACCCGGTAGTTAAAATGTTGTTACTCACGATAGCACGAAAACGACCAGCTTTGAACGCTTCTATTCGATTATCTCGCGATTCGTCGCCTAGCTTCGAATGAACGTATGTTGTCGGTATGCCTTTACGATTAAGAATATCGTTAATTTGTTCACAGTTGCGTATACCGGCACCAAACACAATCCAGCTTTTGCGGTTTCGGGCAATGTCGCAAGTTTCGTCTATTGCTCTTTCGGTAATGTTTTGCCTTGCAATAGCTTCGTGCAGTTCGTGTTGATTGAAATCGTTTTGCAGAATGCGAACGTCGCTAACGTCGATAACGCTTTGCGTTTGCTTTGGTATTAGTGGCGAAATATAGTATTCGTCGATTAAACGATTGAACGCTTGAACGCCGCAAATGTCAAATACAAGATCGGTAAATAGCGGTCTAATCTCTTTCCCCGTCCGATCCATTGTAGTATCGGTTAGGCGTCCTTGACCCATTCGAAACGGCGTAGCCGATAAACCGACGATTCGCATATTTGGATTGATTTGTTGCAATTCGTCTATTACGGTTCTGTACATAGATGATTCGTTTGGACCTAGTAAATGTGCTTCGTCTATCCATAAAATATCCCTATGGCCAATTTCACGAATGGCGTTTTTAACGGAACCAATACCGCCGAAGACTAGCGGGGCGTATGCCTCTTTTCGACCCAAACCAGCGCTAAATATGCCTACAGGTGCGGTAGGCCAAATTCGATGCAAAGTCTTATAGTTTTGCTCAACTAATTCCTTAACGTGTGTTAGCAGCAACATTCTTTGTTCTGGGAATAGGCGTAATGCCCGTTCCATCAACAACGGTGGCACAAGCGATTTGCCCGTACCGGTCGGCATAGCAACGAGCGGGTTGCCTTTGCCGCCTTGAACGAAGTAATCCCAAATTGCGTTAACGCATTCGGTTTGGTATGGTCGCGGTTGCATTACTCTTTAACGAATCCAATATTACGCGATGTTTCATCAAACTTATACATTACCGCCGTTGCAAGATCGATTCCCACAGATTGGGCTAAAAGATCAAGATAAATAAACGTGTCGGCAATTTCTTTGCCTAGCATTTGCTTCAGTTGTTCCGGCGTTTCGTTGTTGCCCGGTATGCCGTCGCGAACTCGATTGAGTTTCTTGGCAATGTTAGCGGCTTCACCAAGTTCGCCCATTGTTGCTGTAAACCAGTCTGATGTACTCCAAGAATGCAAAGCATGATTGAAGCCATTTGGCGATTCGCAACGCTGACGATTCAGTTTCGAAAACTCTTGCATATTCATTTTATTGAAACCCTATTCGTATGTAGTGTTGGCCGTAACCATCTGCCAAATGCGATGTTGCAATTAAACTAACGCCAACTTTGCCGTCTTCATCGACTTGGCTACCGAACACGCTATCCATAACGCGGGATTCGTCTTTACTTTCAGATATTAGCACTAATCCCTTTTTCTGAATTTCAACGCCGTCAACTGTTTCTTTCCAATTTCGTAGTTCGAGTTTAATTTTATTCTACCTTTTGTTAAAATTGAGATACGATTGGCTTCCGAACTCAAACCGGTGATTTAACGGATGCGCCGCACCCATCGTATCTCAGTTTATCCCTTTATGCTGCGGGCAACCCTTCGGTATTACTTCTGTGGGTATCTCGCCGTACAAACGACAACCCCATTTACCGTCTTCTAATGGCACGGCGTTAACGCAAGATCGGCAATTGATTTCAACAGCTTCGCCGTTGTGGCAAACGTCTTTGAAGTTACACCACTTGCAAGCGAAGTTGCTAATCGACATTGAGATTTTGGCGGGCGGGTGCGTATGCGGGGCGGTGATAATAGCTAACGCCTTATCGACCATTGTTTTACCATACCCTAAATCGAGTTTGACTAACTCGATATAAAGTTCATCGGTGTTTTTATCAACAACGCAATAAACGCCGTATTCAATACCCATTTTGAAACCGTAAGTACACATTTGGGCATGGTGTACTGGCTTTTCCCGGTGTAATCCGTTTTTCTTCAACGTATTAAAGTTGGCCATATTCGACGTTTTAAATTCGAATAGCACTTTTTCTAGATACTCGAATTTCGGTGGTAGATAACCGATATTATCCAACGAACCGCCAAAGTGACCGCTGCAATCCGAAACTCTTGCTTGATCTTCAGGGGTATGCAAAAACTTGCAACCGATGCCTTCGAAGTATTCAATAAAACTGAATTCCTCTTTGTGACCGCGTTGAAATAATCGCAACGATTGCCCGGCTGGCTTATTACCCGAAGCGTAGTTATCCCGTTTTGCCCAACGGAAAGCATACCATAGCTCGCGAGAACACGGCTTACCGATGATCGAAGCGCCTAAATGTCTTCGTGGAGCTTCGGTATACTTTTGTTCGCTCCAACTATCAATATCAACAATAAGCGAATCGGCAATTTGTTTGCGAACTTCTGAATCGGAAAAATCAATCATTGCAATACTTTCGGCATTATGCCCACAGAGTTAGTTATTGACAGTCGGGACATTTAACATAGCCTTCACCGCCGCATTTTGGGCATGGTGTTTCGCGATTACGGCTGTTAACTGTTATGCCGTAACCTGAACATTTAGGGCATTCTAATTGTTCGGCACCACCACAAGTTTCGCATGGTTCGGCTTCTGGGTCGATTGTATATTCGTTTTTGTTCGGCATGATTATAATAAAAAAGATTTGGGGGGGTGTTTTAGCACCAAATGTTGTTCGACGGGAAGGAAGACACAACAACGCCCAAATCTTTATTTTAGTTAGTTTAACGGTAAGCTTCCCCTTACCCTAAACATTTGTGACCAAAACCACCGCATTTATTGCAAGGCTTTAATACACCCTTGCCGTTACACGGATAGCAAGTTCCGCCGCGTGAATTGCGACCGGAACCGCTACAAGCAATGCACGCCTTTTCTATCGCGGCTGCGCCCAAGGTGCCGCTGACGGGTTTGGGGCTGGCTGGTTCTGCTGTGGTTGTGGTGCAAACCCTTGCTGTGGTTGTGGGGCGTATTGCTGTTGTGGTGCCGGTGCGTACTGTTGCTGTGGCTGATTTGGGTTAGGGGCATATTGTTGTTGCGGCTGTTGTTGCTGCGGGGCGTACTGCTGTTGCGGTACGGGTGCCGGTGCTGGTGCCGGTTGCGGGGCGTATTGTTGTTGCTGTGGTTGCGGTGCCGCTTGCTGTTGCTGTGGGGCAGGGAATCCGCTCGGTGCCGGGAATCCGCTCGGTGCCGGGAATCCGCTTGGCGCTGGTCCAGGTGCGTTTGTGGCCGATCTAGCTTGCCCAGGTTTGTTTCCATCCGCGTCAAGTATTTTCTTGACTTCGGTGTAGCCTTTATCGGTATCCTTTTGCAATCCAACAACAACGCGAAACGGGCGATTGTACAGAACCGAAAGATCGTTGATCGGCTGCAAGTAATTGACGCAATGGCAAATTGCGGACAGTTGAGCCATTGCGATTCGAACGGCGTCCGCGCTTTCGTTGCCTAAATTAAGGCGATAAATTCCTTCGGCACCCGCGTTTGCGCCTTCGGTAACAGTTAAATGCAAGGCGAGCAACCAACCCTTGGCGTTACTAACCGGCTTGATATCGGAATCGGTAATAACGACAAGATGGCCTTTGGCGTCGGAAATCGGAAGATTACCGCCTTCACCCGTTGACGGTGCTATTTGGTTTGGATCAAAAACATTCGGTAAGGCTACCATAACAAACCCTTTAAACGAAAGAAATTACTTAAACTAGGCAGTATTCGATTGAATGCGGAAAATTGGTAAGGCTACCATAAACAAACCATTTAAAACCGGGCTTGCTTCAATGGGGCCGCATTCAATCGAATACTGAAACTTTTACAAACAGTGATAGCGGCTGGAATCGAACCAACTCTTACCGGAACTTTGCCATTGCTGGACTTTGCCGGTCGTGCTTCCCGTTACACTACGCTACCGATAACTTCTTTAGCTCTAACAAATAAACGTAAATATCATCCCAACTTGTGAAATTGCGAACCTTCGGCAAATGGTAAAAAATGTTTTCCTTCGGTCCACAACTTAAAATTGTTACACCGTTGCCGATGGCAAAACCAAATTCAACGTGTCTTCCGCCAGCATAGTTACCGATGGATTTATCTTCGGTAAAAATAATCATTGCGTCGGAAGTTAAAATATCGTGTAAATCAAGTTCCGCCGCGTGAATTGCATTTTTACTTTCGCCTAATAATGGAGCAACGAAATTCTCACGCAACCAAGTCGATGTTACTTCGTGTCCCAGTTCCGTTATCTCTTTTGCGTAGTGTTGCATTTCTTTTTGACGTGCAAACATTGCAGCTAAATAGATTCTCAACTCATTACCTTTGCAAAAATGTTTGTCAAGTTAGCAAACTCGAATACGGCCAGTTTACCCGAACGCGATCCGGCGTCAACTGAATTATCACGTTGCGTTCGCAAAACGTCGTGAGTTTGTTTTGTATTTGGATCGGTCCACTTTTCAATATGGTACACTTCACCCATTAAATAGGGCAACATTGGTCCAACCGCTTGACCGGGTATCTTTGGTCCATAGATCAAAGCGCCGGTCGATTCGTCTTTAACTCGCTCTTGCTTGCATAGCAATACTACGTTTTTATCTTGCAATGCTCGCAATTCGCGAATCAGCAACATCATTGTATCGAGCAACTCGCGGTAAGCTTGCATCAGGTTTTTATGCTTCGGCTTTTCATCTACCAAAAACAATTCTGCCAATTCTGTTAAATCGTCGATAATGATCGTTTGAAATGGCTTTGCTTCGGGAGAAGTGCAAACCCAACGATGGAATAGCATGTAAGCAGTAAATGTAGGGCAAGCAATATAAGGCAAATTGGCTTCGCGAACGCTCGATAGTCCTTTATCTAAATCGCAAATGATTGGATTCGGGGCAGTTAAAGCCAAGCGAGTTTTACCGCTCTTTGCCGGTCCATAGATTAGGCAATGGGTTTGTGCTCGCAAGGCTTGTGTTGTTAGGATTTGCATCAAATCTATCCAGTTAAATTAAAAGTAAGCGGTGAGGCGGGGACTCGAACCCCGCTAACCGTACTCGCGCCAATACGGTTTCCGAACGCTTGTAAGCGTATCTCACCAATTGTTAGCCCGCCTTAGGTAAAAACATCGCCGGTTGTCGCCACGAAATAGCCGGTTCAACGAGCTAGTATATAGCGACAATCCATTTACCGGCGATGTTGTTTCGTTCTTGCGTCTTGTGCTTTCATTTTGGTTCAATCAACTTCATTTCGGGGCTGGCTTGCTTTTCGGTCAAGATCATCCTTACACGTTTTGCGGTTGCGGCGTCGTGTGCTTCCAATTCTACCAGTTTGCTAACTCGCAATTCGGGCGACCACTTGAACAAGTCTTTTGCCAAGTGTTTGATAACGGGGTCTTCGGATTTGTCCAATTCCTCCATTAACGTAAACGCTTCGCCGTTTTTGTTCTCAACATTGATGTTGATTTTGCGAACGCAAGACAACTTGAACCCGTTGCCAAGCATGAAATTAAGCGTTCCTTTTTCAACCAATGGATCGAACATCGCAGCATCGGCGTTGAGTTGCAATCGCAAAGCCATTTCTTTGGCTTTGAAATGCTCCAACTCTTTTTTGGCTTCGTCCCATTCCATAATCAGCAAATCGCGTTGAGCGGCTGTTAGTTGGGCTGGTTGCGGGAATTGTCCGGCTTGCTTTAGAGTTTCCATTTTAGCTTCCCCTATAATGGACGTTTGAAACTTAGTGGCCAACCGTTTTGGCTTCGTTGCATGTATTCTACACTGTGGGCGATACGTGTCAAGTGTAGTAAAAAATTA